CACTAGTACTCGAAACAGTACTAGAAGTCGTATTAGTTGTGCCACCAGCGTATCCGGGCAAACGCTTAGAATAGCTACCATTAGCCATTGCAATCGCGTCTGAATGTTTGTAAATATGGTCACCCGGTTTAGTTTGAATAAGCTGCGCGCCACGCTTACCAACAATAGTAAATTTTTGACCACGCTGATGAATTTCATATCCATTTTCACCAACTACAGCTGTTTCCGGTTTGGTAATAAATGACCCGTTAGCATGTCCTGGCGCATTAATACCGGCTATTTTGGTTCTAGTTTGTGTCTTTTTTACTGGAACATTTGGCACGCCAATTGCTCCGCCAGCATTTGTGCTAGCTGCTATTGAAACTGATGAGGTATGAGTAGCGTTATATGCCCGCTGTTTCTTGGTGTTATTCCCACCAGGACTAGCTGGACCGTTCTTCATAGTCCAAGTTGCAAACTTTGAGAAAGCCTTACCGGCCTCCTCCCCAATTTGCTCTCCAACTATCATTCCAATTGGTCCAAATGTAGAGCCAATAGCGCCGCCGACAGTAGCACCGCCACCTTCCCACATCGCACGGCCACCTTTTTTGGAATCAAGTCCATATTTGATAGCCGTCTTTGCATGTCCGCCCACATCGGAACCTAATTGTAGCCATCCAAGCCCCATGACAGCTCCACCAAATATTCTTCCTCCACGTCGCCCGGTTTTACCCATGCTAGCGTATGAGGTTGAAGCAAACGCTCGACCAGAACGTTTGCCAACTTTAGTAGCTCCTGAGTAACTATATCTAGTTGAAGTTGTTCCGATTTTTCGTCCAACCCTAGCTGAACCGGAATATGAGTAACTAGTCATTGTTCTGCCAATTGTTCGTCCGGTCTTAGCAGCTTTCCCAACCATATACGTTGAACTAGATGTCCCCACCTTACGTCCGGTTTTAGCAGCGTCGGCATACATCCAACGACCTGCAGAACGACCAACCTTTTCACCAGTTTCGTTAGGGTTTACGCTTAGTCCTCCCTGAGATCTAGTACTACCGCTAACAACAACTCGTTGAGCAGCAATTTGGACTTCCCTAGCTTGTTTGGACTGCGAATAATCAGTGTATTGTCCTTTTGGTGTTGGAGAAATTTCTGTTCGGTTTGACTTTCCAAAAACCGAGGATACTGACGAAATTCGGTTAACTTTTTGAATAGCAGTCCAAGTACCTGTAACTACGGACCTAAGAGTTCTAAAGTTTTTTAGCAGGATACCAGTTAAAGTCATAACCGGAGAAAATGCAGCAATCCCGATTGCACCGTAAGTCACCCATTTTTTGCTGCTATCGTTTAGTTGATCAAACCATTTTGTTAGTCCTGACACACCCTTAATTGCATCGTTAGCTGCTGGGAGCAGACGTCCACCCATAACAGTTGCTGTATTGATAATATTTTGCTTAAAAATCTTCCACTGTTGTAAGGTGGTCTTCATGTTTTTGTTTGCTAATTGATTGATATAGTTCTTTTTCGGAGCCTTATCAACCTGATTCTGCAGCTTTTGCAGATTCTTAGCATTCTGAGACAGTAGCATTGCTGACGTTTGACCAGTTGTGCCAAAGAACGTGTGGAAGAAGTTGAATTTCTCGTTTGAAGACATGCCCTTCATCTTTTTATTAAACTGTAAGAAGATGGCAGCAAGGTCTTTCATCTTTCCTTTGCTATTCAGCAAGTCCTTTGGCGATAATCCAATTGACGCAAGTGCGGGAATCCCACTCTTTGGTCCAGGAGCTGCCAAAGAGTTATAAACCTTACGTAGCCCTGTTCCGGCAACTGTGGCCTCTTGACCGTTGTTTGATAATTCCCCCAATGCAGCAGCAACATGGCCAACCGACTGGTTAGTCGTCTTACCAGTAGCTCCGACGTAGGTCATCCCATAACCAAGATTTTTAAAGTCGGTGGCCGTCAAGTCGGCAGCGTAAGCCATCTCGTTAACGACCTTACTCGTATTGCGAGTCATTGTGGCCGTGTTCTTTGACCGCAATCCAAAGGCTTCTAGTGCAGACGTAGAGTTCTTAACGACGTCAGCATAATCATCGCCAGAAGCAATGGCGCCTTTAACGAAGGTCTTTTGGGCTGCTAAAGCTTGGTTTGACGAATAGCCACGCCGGACCAATTCTTCATAGCCTTTACCAATCTGTTGCTGTGAGACACCATACTTATTTGAGATGCCAAGTGATTGTTGCTGCATCCGCTTCACATTTCGAGTGGCTTCTGCAGCTTTCTCGCCACCAGTAGTCAGCAAGTTGGTAATCACCTTGTACCGGTTTTGAAGCTTTGCTGCTTGAGAGACACCATAGGCAAGTACACCGCCCATCGCAGCAGATAATACTTTGGTCTTTTGGCCAACTTCTAGCATGCTATTGCCGACCTTAGTAAGCCGACGGTCCATTCGTCCCAGTGAAGTATCGCTTCGCCGGTCTGCAGCATCGAATTGGTTCATCAATTGATGATACCCAGTGCTGTTTACTCGCCATGCCATTTGAATGTACGCGCTACGTGCGGCATCTGCCATGGTGTCACCCCTTTCCTGAAATCATTTTGTAGATCTTGTTCATGAGCATGTCAGTCTTCTCATCTTCGATACGCTCAGCTACAGAATTGATAATTTGTAGATCACTCATACTCATCGACTCTGCTTCCTCTAAAGTGCAAAGACCGGCTTGAACTGGACGGTAGTAGCCAACTACTTTATCGACTTCTTTTTCTCTAAGCTGCTTGTTCTTTAAATACGGATTAGCGAAACATACGGTCCATGAAGTCCCGAATCAGGTTCATATCTGTGTAGATTGCTGAGTCTAATGCCCATTGGTACAACATTTCGTTACACTTATCGATTACTTCGGAGTACCCGTTGTGATGGTCAAAGTATTCCAACCCATTGACGTCCTTGTTATCGACAATGTTTTGCAAAATTCCGGTGTTGTATTCCAACCCCAGTACTCGTCCAAAGGCATCGGTTGCTTGGTCACGCATTTGTAGCATCGTCAGAACTCCTGGGAAGCTTAACCGGTAGATATGCTTAGTACCGTCATCGTCGATAGCTTCGATAGTGTCCTTCTTGTGGTCTTCAGGAACCTTTTCATCAAAGTAAGACCAGTCCAGATTGGGTTCAGTCACGACAATGTCCATGTAGTTTTGATACAGAACTGAATCCATGGTTTGCCCTTGTTGACTCAGTGCAGGATCGTATACCCGTTGTTGCGCCCAACGAGTCCCGGGGAATACCAGGGTTACCTTGGTACCATCGTCAAACTCAATTACTTCAGACTTAGAGGCCTTACTTGTGGGGATACCAGTCTTCTTAGTCGTCTTACGCTTCTGGGTCGTCTTCTTAGGTGCTGTCTTCTTGGCTTCAGTAGCCGCTACCTTTGCCGTTTCTTCTGATACTTCTGTCTTGTTAGTTTGTTCAGCCATATTGAACAACCTCCTATTATTTTTTGTGAAAAAAAGCGGCTAGGGAGTCGAACCCCAGTCGCTTACTGCTACATGTCTTCAGCGTTCTTAATTTCGTAATCCAAAATGGTAATAGTGAAGGCCCGCGTTGGGTAATCCTTACCATCAGCCACTTCTGGTGCTTGCTTGATAACACAGTGGTCACCGCCGACGTACTCAACCCCATCATTCTTATGGAGTGAGAACACTTCGCCAGAATTGAAAAGGTCAATCAGCAGCCCACAGGATGGAGAACCATACTGCATGGTTGCCGTTGCCGTCCCAAGTGAGTTGGCGTTTTCAGACAAGCCAACAGAACCTTGTGGGTCCGACATACCAGTGAAACGTGCTTCGTCTTCACTGAAAGAGATCATGTCTCCATCTTGGAAGTTAGACAGCATGTACGTTGAGCCATCTTGCCGAACTAAGGGGTATTTGACCTCTTTAGCCCGGTACATAGCCGCGGTACGTCCGTTCCCCATCGTCAGTGAAGAACCTTCGTTGTAATTTTCCATTTATTATTCCCCCCCCTTAGACCAATGAGTTTTGCGTGATACCAACATTGATATGGTTAATCGCGTTAGAAGGCTGGTAATCAAAGAAGGCACCGTTGTAGATTCGATCAACGATGTCTTGCGTTCTGAGGTCAGTCCGCTGCTTAACAGTAACGTCGAAAATGCCGGTACCTGATTCGTTGGTATCGACAATCTTTTGGGCTACACCTTGGTTCAGGATGTTCCGCAACACTTGTTGAATCTTAGCGATACCATCCTTATCGAACGTAAGCTTCCCATCCGTGTTCAGCAGGTTTTGAAGTTGTGTTTCGGTCGTGGACTTGATCCAATCCATACCATGAATCGTGTCGATGTAATCCAGTGCAGGGTTACGGTCAGTAGTCTGGTTACTGTTAGCACCCTTCGTGACATAGGCGATATAGCCATTGTCTGCAATCTTGTTAAGCTCAGTGATAGGCAGCTCTTCTGGAGTCACGTCAACCAAGTCAGATACAAACTTCCAGCTGATTGAGCCAACGGTGTAAGAACCGCCTTGGCCAACAAGCGCAGCAGCATATTCATCACTGTTTGAGCTGTAAAAGGCCCAAGTTCGATGGAACGCCTTGAATGGGCTCTCGACCGTGTAGTCAGTTACTTGAGGGAAGAATAAATGGAACCCTTTCCCGTCATAGCCACCCTTTTCAATCAGAGTTGCCAAGTCTAAAGCATCTGCAGCATCATATTCTGGCATGAGAGCGAACTCCCAGCTGTTGTAGAAGTAATCAGCTGCTGCCTTTGCCACACCAGTCAAACTTGCAAAGTCGATGCCTTCGCTTGCAGTACTGGTCGGTTCAGACTCGGTTACCGTAGCCCCATCGCTAGTTGGATTCGTCTTCAAGTCTGCCGGGGTTGGTGCCACTGCTGACATCTTCCCTGTGTTGTCCTTGACGTAAGTCGTGACCGCGACAAGTTCTGGTGCGTTCTTTTGTTCGAAGATGACGTAAGCCGCGTTATAGGCTGGTGAACCCATAGGCTGGTCAGCCATCAATGCGTCCAGATTCGTGTATTCCTTATATCCTTCTGCATCGCCCTTCACGAACAAGTTAGGGTTAGACAGCCCCACAGATGGTTGTGGGTGGTCGATGTCGATGGTGACGTTGACGTCGGTCGTTTTAGGAATAATGATTCCTGAATTTGCCATTGTTAAGCCTCCTTATTATTTTTGGGTAAATTAAAACCGTTGAGGCTAAGTGAGTCGATAGTCTCAACGGCATCTTCAAATTGGTCTTGCACTCTTAGGTGGATATCAAAACCAACTCGGTGTTGCTCCTGCACAGCAAAACTGACATCTCTTGGACTGGCGTCAGTCTCATCAATGAGGTAGATACCAGCGTCGTCCAGCTTAAAAGTGGCGGCTTGCGTTCTCAGCGACTTAGCAGCGGATTGAGCTGTATTGAGCGCTTCAAATATGTCTTCGGCGTAAGCGTCGATTGACCAGCTTGACTCGAAAATTTCATGGTCCACAACGTCTACGGAAACTGGAGTGTAGGGGTTAAGCGGTTCATAACTAAGAAACGGGTATCCCGGCTGCTTGCCTGCAAATGAGGCTTCAACAACCAGACTACCCGTCGCTTGTTTGATCAGACTGATGATGGGTCGCATCATCGCCCGATAATCGTAAGTGCCGCTCACTTTTTGACCGCCTCCAATCCATAGACCGTGAATCCAGCAAAGTCACTATAGTCAGTCAGACTAGTCGTCTTATATCGTACGTCAGGCTGACTGACCTTCGATACATGGGAACCATCTGGCACCCCGTTGTGTTGGGAATACCAGTATGCCTGATACACAGCTACAGAACCGCCACCTACAGCCGTTAAGAGTGCTTGTTGACTAGTATTAAGGCCAGCCGGGATAAGCGGTTCATGGACTGTGTATGGCTCTACGGTGACTGGCACCAACTGCCCTAAGTCATTGATTTGTGGCTGTGTCATATCACTTGATGGCTCTACTTTTAGTTCGACTGATTCAGCTCCTAAAATATCCGAAACATCTTCCACTGCTATCCCTCCTCTCTACTAGGCTGTGGGTTCATCTTCGGTGATGGTCGCACCGTCAGCCGTTGGCGTAACCTTCAAATTAGCCGGCGTCGGTGCTTGCTGTTTTGGGACAGTCCACCCTTCGACCGGAACACGGCCAGATTCAGTTAAGAGCCCATCAGGGTCGACATTCGTAGCTTCATAGTCGCCCGTGGCCACCACAGTACCAGCTGCTAAGCCAGTAATATCGGAAGTGGTCTTGACGCCAGTGAATGCCGCAGTGGATTCACCTTTTTTGTAAATAGTTAAATTTAATGCCATTAAAATTCACCTCTTTTCACCGTTCGATAATGGATGCTGCTACGCAACTTGCCTGTGTCTTCCAAGGGGTCATCTTTCCCCTTGACGGCAACAGTCAGTGGCGCGTTAGCTGGTGATTTCTTTGCCCTGATACTTTTCTTAATTTCGGCACGCATCAGCCTGCCAGTCCTTCCAATGACTTGGTTGGCCGTCATTTTGCCGTCGATGATGGCTTTCACACCCTTAGTCGTAACCTCTTGCCATTCCTTGTTGTGAGCATCGAAGGTTGACCGCAGAAACGATCGGGCTGGGATATCCACCTCTTTCAAACGGTAAAATGTCCCCTTGGGTCCCGGAATTACCAGATATGGGCCGTTCTTCGCTCGAATATGGCAGCCGTATTCATTGACTACCGCAATCATTTGAAGGTGCTCATCATCAGACGGTAGGATTCCAGCGATAACCTGTCTGTTGGCCATCTTGTCAATCTCTGCCTTGATGTCAGGCAAGCGATTATAGACGTCCTTAATCAACTGACCACGCCCTTCCACGCGAGTTATTGAGACCATATAGGTCTAGCAAGTCTTCATACTGCTTAAGGAAGCGGTCCTTGTACGACGGCAGGAACTTAGTTTTACTGATAGGTCCAATCGAGAAGGATTGGACCCCGTCGGCTTGGACAAGTTCCTCCGCCAGCAAGTGACAGGCATACAGCCGAATGGCCCGGTCTTGCGCAGTTCTTGGTAACCCCGTATGTGAGACCACTTCTTTGGCATCGTCAAGCTCAAGCTGGACCAAGTCATCGTCAATCTCACTGAATCGCGGTAACATCTTAATTGTCGCAACTTCAACCATTGGAACACCCCTATTCTGCTGGTACTAATGCAAGCAAATCTGCCTTAGCCGTGACTCCAGTGTGACTAATGTTGTGAGCATCCAGCCAAGCTGTAATTTGGGCCACAGTTTGGTCGCCAGTTGGCTTGACATCCCCGTTAGCGTCAAATCCACCCGTGGTTGTCTCGCCATCGTTAGAAGATGGCGCTACGCTTTTGGGGTCGTTGCCTTGGGCGAGTTGATGGTTGGCACAATGAAACTAGGGTCGACTTTGAAACCATACTTGACGATGCCCAGCTTGCGAGGATCATTAGCGACCTTGAAAGCTGCCTTGCCGTCAATGATGGCTTGACGATATGCTGCAATGTCACTCACGACTGAGGTATCAATCGTGGTCCCATTAACTTGCATAGCAGTCACACGCTTTTGGATAATGGCTTCTTGTCCGCCGTTCTTGTACTCGTCACGGTCAACCACAAGCCCGTTCGCTGGCGTAGCAGTGGCGTATGCCATAGCACCCGGAGCAAACGCGTATGCCGCAGTCGTCCCATCAGCAGCCACTGGAATATCGTCGTCTTGGACGATTTGCAGACCGTTGTACGACGCGAATGCCAGCCCACCGTCGGAAGGCTGGATGTCGTCAATCAGGTTTTGCTTACGCAATTCGAAGTAAGCACTCGAATTCATTGCCAGCTTGACCAGCTTAGGATTTGCCAAGTCACCCATTCGAGCGAGCGCTGCAAGGAAGTTCCCTGCTGAAAGTTCGGCTTCGTTGCCGACTCCGAAACTCTTAGCCGTTGCGATGTCAGCGTTAGCAAAGGTAGCGTCCGCTACTTGAAGCAGGCGCTTAGTGTCTTGGCGTACCCACCATGCAGCGAACCGGCTAGTGATCTGTGTGAGTACTGGTGCGCCGGTCACTAGTTGGCCAAAGTCAGTAGCAGAGTAGGCTTTGTCTTCGAATAGCTTCATGGCCTCATTTGAGCCAGTCGTCAGTGATTCGGTAGTGATGTCGCCGGTGTCACTCCATTCTTCGGCCTCACCAGTCAAGTCATTGATGTAAGGCAGTTGGACGGTCCGACCTGGAGACAGTAAACGTGCTCCTAAGATTGGATCATTGCCTAGAATCCCTGATTGGATGAAGGCATTGGTATTGCTGACTTGCTCTTGCACATAGTCAAGGAAGACTGTGGGCTCAATCAAGTCAGATAATTTGGTTGTAGATGTAATTGCCATTGGTTACCCCTCCTGTTTTAATTGGAAATACTTGTCCTTATCTTCGCGATAGAGCGCCGTCCGTTCGTCGTACGTCATGTCTTTGAACTTCTTGGTGACCGTCACTTTAGGCTTAGGCCCCTCACCAGCACCGGGAGTCTTGCCACCCTTGGCCTTGTCGAGTGTCTTCTTGTGAACTTCGTCGTTAAACGTGTCCATAAAGGCTTCGACATTGGCTTCGCGCTTGGTTGCATCAGTGTCAGCCAGCAAGTCAGCAAACTTAGTTGGCAATCCCTTGTCAGCTAGTAATGCCTTGGTAGCCGTTAGAGCGTCGCGCTTATCCAAAGCCGCTGCCTTAGCAGCAACCTTCTGTTCGCGTTCCTTGATGGCTTCCTCGGCACGTTCCTGAGCTGATAACGTGGCGT